AATCGAGGGTAAGAGATTGACCTATGAGTGGGTTGTCGATAAAAAGACCGGAGCACAACAGAAATTCATAATACCGAATACGGGTGTTGACTTATCAACGTTAGTTGTGAATGTCAAGCCCACAAGAACATCGACATCAAAAACACAATTTTTTCAGTTCAAGGACCTGACTACCCTTTCACCAACAGACGCAATATACTTCATTCAAGAAGTGTCGGGGGAGAAGTATGAAATTGTTTTTGGCGACAACGTACTTGGACAAGACGTTCAGGATGGCAACGTCATAGAAATTGAGTATGTCGTACCAACAAACAACTCTGCTGCTGGTGCCACCAAATTCTACTCTCTGAATCCAGCGATTGGCAGCACACCCAATCTTCTATACAGAAACGGCATAAACAAGATTGACATCAAGTCTATCAAGAAAATCACCACCCTAATAGCTCCACAAGACTATTCGGAAAGAGAAACTATCGAATCAATAAAGTTCAAAGCACCAAGAATGTATGATGCACAAAGCAGAGCTGTGACAAAAGGTGACTATGAAATTCTTTTGGGCAAGGACATAGAGACTATAGAGCCAAAGATTCAGTATCTTCGTGTTTGGGGCGGAGAAGAAAATAGTCCACCGGAGTATGGAAAGGTGTTTTGTGCCATCAAGCCTGAAACTGGACTCGCACTCAACACCGCAGAGAAGATGCGTATCTTAGAGAAGTACATCAAGCCAAAAAATATGATCTCAACACAGGTAGAGATTGTTGAGCCTGAGTATGTAGGCTTAGTCGTGGACTGCACAGTAAATTATTTTTCTAACACGACCACTCGTCAAGCTGATGAGATTCGCCAGCTTGCGCTTTCAAAAATCTTAGCATTTCGTGATTCAAATCTCAATGGGTTTGACAAAGACTTGCGAAAGTCAAAGCTCGTGAAAGAAATTGATTCAGCAGATTCGTCAATAGAAAGCAACGTCACAAAGCTAACAATGAAGTATCGAATTGTTCCTAGTCTTGCACGTCGATACAGCACAACCATAAGACTGTTCAATGCGATTGATAAGGGAGACGTTGCGAATAATTCCAGATCGATAAAGAGCACACCATTCTACTACGCAAACAATCTTGTAGTCTTAGGAGACGACGGAAAAGGAAACCTTGGAGTATATCGAGCCAACGTAGCAGGAGCAAACAGCCCTCTTCTTTCGGTTGGCACAGTAAACTATGAAACTGGAGAATTGAAGATAACGAACTTGATAGTCGATTCGATTCCTGGCAACCTAAACTTCATAAACATATATCTATATCCTGCGAACGACGACATCATCGCTCTGAGAAGCCAAATACTTCTCTTAGAAAATGCGGACATAAACGTGAGTGTTTTGGACTTGACCAGAGTCCGTACATCAAATCGTTTGGCATAGCTTCTGTTTCTCCCGTTTCTGTTATTCCCGGCACAAACATTGTTGTTTCAAGGCAGCTACCTAGCTTCGTAAGAGACAATCATCCAAGGTTTGTGGCGTTTGTCGAAGCATATTACTCTTGGCTAGAGAGCAACAGAAACGTCAACAACATTACTCGCCGGATGAAGTATCTGCAAGATGTGGACATAACATCTACGGATCTGTTCGACAGGTTTCATGATGAGTTTTTGGTAAACTTGCCCAAAGACCTTTCTGTCAACAAGAGAACGCTTCTCAAGCACATTCGACAATTCTACAGGTCAAAAGGAACAGAAAAATCTTTTCGCTTCTTCTTTAGAATTCTGTTCGACACAACGGTCGAGTTCTATTATCCTAGAGTAGACATACTAAAAACATCAGATGGCAAATGGATTCAAAACACCGCGCTTAAACTGATTCCCATAACGGGAAAGTTCAAAAACTTCTACAACACAACAATTACAGCAAGCAACACCGCCGAAGCCTTCGTTGATTCGGTGAACAAGGTAAATCAGAAGCATGTGTTCGCAGTTGAAGCGGTGTTGAATCAGTCCAGCATCTCCGGCGAGCTGAAAGCTGGTGATATTGTAACAACGCCGCTAGGACACACAGCAAGAATTAGTGCAGTTCCAACAAGTGCAGAAGTGTATGTCAATCCCATAAATCGAAATGATGTCAAGCGAGGTGTCGGCTATTACAGAGGCGACACATTTAACATTCCTGATGTTGATGGTGTTTGGAAAGGAGCCGAGCTAGTTGTGCGATCCGTGGGCCCCGAAGGACAAATAAAGAGGGTCGAGTTTGTTAAATTTGGATTAGAGTACACCAAAGATGCTGCATATCCAGTCACCTTAAATTCGGCTATTGCTGCCGAAGGCACTACTAGACCCGCAGATGAAGATGATGCCACGTTTGTTATAAAAACCGGTGGCACATTCAAGTATCCGGGATATTACTTGAATACCGACGGACACATAAGCTCAAACAAATTCATACACGACGGTGAGTTCTATCAGCAGTTCTCTTATGTTCTATACACAGACAGAAACACAAGCGACTATGAAGCATTACTGAAGAAGAGCCTTCATCCGGTAGGTCTGAAGTTTATAGGCTCGATGCGAACACAAACCCTTGTTTCTGCTAAGCCTTCTCTCCCTCAAGCTCAATCAACTTTCCACATTGTTTCTGAATCGTCACAGACAGCCACTAGCAATATCAATGGCGTGAACATATCTTTATCGCACGAGACTGTAGAAGATCCAACTTCTATGCCCATCGGAGCCTCGCTGCGTTCAATATATCGAGAGAGGTTTCGCTACAGGCCATTTGAGGGAATGACAGAAGACATAAGTGAATACTGGGATGTTCCATACGCAAACACATCTATAGGAACTTTCCACTCTTTGGGGTTCACTCCACACGAAATAGACACTGCTAGACCAAACAGACGAATAAATATACAACCCGACAGCGAAATTGTCAGCAGGAGCACAACAGAAGACGACTAGGCAACACCTGTTTATTGCAACTAAATATACTGCGTAGGATATGTGATATAGTATGACAGCTATCATTAAAAACGGTCTCAAGGTTAACAGCGCAAAATCCTTTCTGAAGACATTCTCAGATACAACATCCAATCATTACTTGTTTGTTGGCAAGAGCTTACCTTGGGCAAACGATCTTAGTCCTGATGTGCCTGTAGACACACAAAAGTCTGAGTCAAAAGTCTGGGATGAGATGATAGGGCTTAAAAAAATTATAGAAGGTGATGTGTCCCTTGTTGTGCCAAGAAGCAACTGGAAGTCCGGCACCTTATACTTTGCATACGACGACTCGGATGAAGATCTACTATATCATCCAACTTCAGACGATTCTTCAGCCTTTCCTGATCAGTCTCTAGGAAAGTTCTATGTGATAAATTCAACCGGAGATCTATTCATCTGCATAGACAACGCAGAAAACTCTGCCTCATCCATCGAGCCAAGTAAGTCATCGACTGTGACCAACTTAACTACCACGACCGATGGATATGTGTGGAAGTACATAACGACTGTTCAGTTTGGTTCAAACAAATTCGTGACGGACAACTGGATTCCAATTAAGACTCTTTCAGCAGAAGATGAATCGGATCAGTGGGACGTTCAAACTGCGGCCACTCCTGGACAACTTCTTAGAGTTGTCGTAACAGACGTTGCCGCATCTACCGCATTTTCTTATGCACACGAGGGTACCCTAGAAGTTATTGAGTCTCCCGCAAACGCGGTAAAGATAACAACGTCTGGTGAGTTTCCTTGGGATGAAGATGGGTATGCGGGATATCAACTCCGAGTTACTTCTGAAGATGGCTCAGTGGAAGAAGTTTTTGATGTTGTGTCTAATGAAGCTTCGGGTGGCAACAAGTACGTAACAGTATCATCATCAATATCCAGTGTAGATTTTTCCGGAGATAGCACATATAAGCTATTGCCAAAGATAACGATCACCAGCAACGGAGACTCGGAGTCGCCAATAGATGTTATTCCCACACTAAATGTCGACAACAAAATACAATCATTCACGATTGTTTCTGGGGGTGAAGGTGCCTCATCAGTAACTATTGCCGTAGTGGCACCCACCGGAGTTAATTCTTTTGTGTCGCCTACTATCCGATGCGTTCTTGATTCGTTCCGTGGCTTAGGTAAAGATCCGGAAAAAGACTTAGGCGCCAGTTTTGTTATGGTTGCCACTAAAATCAAGTATGATGAAGAGGGTAACGACTTTACTAAGTCGAATGATTATAGACAGATAGGAATCATCAAA